AATCCTCTAAGAGTTCCAGTGGTAGAGTTATACCACATCTGTCCTGTTTTAGGTTCACTTGGATCAGAAGTTACTTTTGTAATCTTCTGACCTACTATTTCTTTATAAGTAGCCATCAGTCTCCTTAATTATTCTTTAAGAGCCAGCCCTGGGTTCCGTCTACATATACTAAAGTGTTTGCTGCTCTTTCTGTTGAAACCGTTAAAGGATCTGTTGATCCTGCAATTTTTTCTGTTCCGTTTTGATCAATTGTTAATGCGTTCGTATCAAATGTTCCTGCATAATCTATAAATGCTATTTCATCACCAATGCTTCCTGCAGGTAAATCCATTTCAAATGCACCACCTGTAGTATTAATAAAATAACCTTCACCAGCTACTGCTGTAAAAGTAGAAGTTTTAACTGCTTGCCATGAAGTACCACCTGATACTTCAGCAAAAGATAATTGACCAACACCTGTTGTACCTGAACCAGATACTGATGCTACTTTTAAAAATCTTTCTGCTGTAACATTTCCTGTAGGAAATTTTAGTGTGTATGACTGTCCACTTGAATGTGGAGGCGATTGAAGTTTAATACCGTGAGAGTTAGATTCACAGTTAAGTTGAATTGTACCTGGATTTGTTGCACCACCAATTTCTGTTACACCTGTTCCGTTTGGATATAATTGTGTATTACCATTAGCTGCATCAACAATATTAATGTAGCTTGAATTTGTTCCTGAGTTTGTAACTAGTTTAAGATCGTATGCTCCGTTAGAAGATATTTGTCCTACTTCTGATCCGCCACCAATAGTAACTTGGTCAGTATCTAATATTACATCACCAGTTCCATTTGGTTCTAATTCAATATTGCCATTTGAAGTGGATACGATTTTATTTCCGTTAACATCTAAGTCACCACCAAGTTGAGGTGATGTATCATCTACAACATCTCCACCAGTTTGGATTTCTATTATGTTTGGATTAGTTCCATCGTCTGCTGTTGCTTGAACGATCGCTGTTTTTTTATTTGTTGTTGAAAAAGTAAAGGAGCTACCAGATCCTGATACGTATTTAAATTGTACTGTGTAAGCACCTGATGTTGAATTTTTTAAAATATAAAAGTTTTCTATGTCTAAAGGAATCGTTACAATTTGATTTCCTGTAATAGAACCTGTGAACTCAATCATTCTAAATTGAGCTGTTCCCGTTAATGCACCATCAGCAATAGTTAAAGCTGTTGTTTGTGCACCACCTGCAATAGATAGACTTTTATAACCACCTGTTACTTGTTCGATAAGATCAAGGTTTGCGTTTGTTTTTGTTCCCCATGTACCAGCGTTTTCGCCAGTAGCCATTTTTTCTATACCAAGAGGTGTGTATGTTGATGCCATAAATTTTATCTCCTATGCAGCGTCAGTATAACTTGTATTAGATCCAGTTGCAACATTAGAATAACTACTATTTGATCCTGTTGAAAGTGCACTATAAGAGGTATTTGAACCAGTGTCAACATCTTGATAATGTATAATAAATGGTTCTCCAACTGTAGCTGTCATCGTAAGTGTTGGTAATCCAACCACTTGATCTTTGGGGTCAACACTACCAATAGCAGAACTAAACGATACTCCTGTTAATCCCATTATTTGATCAGGGACATCTACAATTGTACCTTGTTGAGAACTCATAGATATACCTGTAATAGGTACAGTTACTGATCCTGTTCCTTCAACAAAACCTATAGCAGATGTCATAGATAATCCAGTCGGTGCTACTGCATCATTTGGAACAACTACAGATCCTTGTTGTGATGTAATTGTAAGTGTTGGTAAAATAATTTCAACAGCGTTGACTGCAACAGGAGTATTTAAAGTTGAAGTAATTGATAAACCTGTAACAGACACATCTTCATTGGGTGCAAATGCAGTTCCTTGTGTTGATGTAATTTGTTGACTAGTTAGTCCAACCGTTTGATCGTTTGGATCTAAAACTCCAATAGCTGCTGTAGTTGATAGACCTGTAATAGTTGGTGCAACATCAATACTTACTTCAGCATATCCTTGAAGATCATTAATAGCTAAACCATTTGGTTCAACAGTTACACCTATAACATTTGAAATTGTTCCAAGAGTAGAACTAAATGATTGACCTGAAGGAGTTACAGTTACACTAACTGCGTTAGTGACAGAACCAACACTTGATGTGATAGATAAACCTGTAGGTTGAGCTACAGCATCAGATAATTGACCCCACTCATCTTCACCCCAAGATTTTGCTCCCCAACCTTGAGTTAAAACAGTGGCATCGTTCCAACCAGCCTGTCCCCAGGTTAGTCGGCCCCATCCAGAAGAAACGTCGGGCACTGGACCCTCCTTATGCTAATCTTATGATTGCGTTCGATGAATCGTTTGCAGGAAACTGTATTTCAAAAGTTCCGTTAGTTGCAGTTTTGTCAGAACCAAAAGCAATTACACAAACAGCATCAGTAGTATTTGAACCACCATTTGTTGTTGTGTTATAAATTAAAGCACCATTGGCTGTGAAAGAAGCTGATGTAAAAGAAACATCAGAAAAATCTGTAAACGCAGTTGTTGAAGTTAAACCAACTCCAGTATTTGTTAAAGCTTTACCACCTGCAGTGTATGCAGACCCAGATGTATTTGAAATTTCTTCGGAAGTTGAATAGTCAGTTGTAGCAGCTCCTAAGTTAGCACTAGAATCATATAATGCTATTTTAAAAGTATGACCACCAGAACCTGATGTTTGAAAGTCATGCTTTCCTTCTAAAAGTTCTTGTTTAAAACTTGAACATATTGCCGATGTTATTGCCATAATTTATCTCCTATTACGGTGACGGAGAAGGAACTTGTATACGAACTGTACCGTCAGTATAATCGTCTCTTTTACGTCTACCAAGTTGCTCTCCAGCAAACTTTTGTACTTCTTGTTTATATTTATTTTCATATAATGTCAACATATCTATTGGACCTTTTAAATAAGAAAATGCTTCTACTAAACAAGCATATAATAATCCATTTCCAAAATATTGACTTACATAAGTTGTAGTGTTCGAACCAGATAATCCAGTTGGAATAGCTTCATAATGTATTTTAAATACATAAGTGTTGTCTGGTGCAGGAGCTAAAAATAGTCTTCCTGAAGTAGTATCGGTTACACCTGTTGCTCCACCAAACATAGCATAGTATTTTGGCTGTGCTCTAGCATCAGACTCTGTAGAGGGTTGAAATTCTTGTAAATATGTTTCATCTTTTTTTTCTAACCAAACATTGTTTCCTGTAGAAGCTGATGTTGAATCATAAACTTGTACACCTTTTACAAATAAAGTTTTAGCTGGGACGTTAATTGTATTTTGACCTGTAACTAAATTACCAATAGATTGTTTTTTATATGCATCAAGAGGTACTTCTCTTAATATTTTCATTTCAGAATTTTCAATAAACTGATCAGTGATGGTAGATGTTAAAACATTTGTATCTGTTTCAGTGTAATTTAATATTGCTGTTGTCAATGTTGCGTATGTAAATCCAGCCATTACTTAATATCCCCTTTATGCTTTAGACGTATCTTTTTTTGTTTTGCAGTTTCTTCATATATTTCAAGATGAGGATCTTGTCTTTCACATTTAAACATATTTTTAATAAAATTAATAATTTTTTTTATCATGCTTCTATTGTTATAGGCCCAACGGAACAACCGTAGCCTCCTCCTTTGATATTTCCTGTTGTAGCAGTATCCGCATTAACTGTAAAGAAGAAGAAATTAGATAAAGCATAGTCTGTTGTAATCCTAATACCATTTTGAAACAAACCAGTTGTTATTGCATATCCTGATCCTTGTCCTATTTGTGCTCCTGTAATACCATCAAAGTTAGGTATTGCTGCATAAGCAAATACAGGATTACTTGATGTTCCTGTTCCAGGTGAAATTGTTGGTGCACCTCTAAATAAATATGTTGTACCATTTGTTAAACCATGTCCTGGTATATTTACATTAATAACTCCTGATCCTGCTTGATATGTTTTAAAACCATTTTCCGGTATCATTACAGTTGTAATTGGTTCTGTTCTATCAGTTCTAACATGTTGTAAAGATATTGCGTCTGCCCCATGAGGCTTTGGTTCTAATTGTGGTTGTTTAGGTTCAAATTCAGAAATGTGAACAAGAGATCCATTCCATTCTCTAACCATTTCTTTGTATGGAAACTCCATACCTGATCTGTCAGAAATTGCTTTTGAACGTTTACCGGATGCGTAGTTTGCCATTATACTCCTGGGTAATAAACTTTTGGTGTAATGTAAGTGCTAGCAGCTGATCCATCTTCAGCTAATGCTCTTTGTAATTCATCTTCGTAAATTAATTTATTTTGTTGAATAAGTTGTGGGGCGTATTTCATTGATAAATAATAAGCTAAACCTGCCACCATACAAGGAACAAATCTAAATGGAACATCAGTTGCATTTGTATAACTTCCTACATCTTGAATTCTTTTGATATAATAAAAGTGCATATCTTTAGATGCACTTGTTGAATCTGGTGTTGGATAAACATGAATTGTTACTTTATCAATAAATCTTTCTACCCAATATTGATTAGGAGTTCCTTGTGAAAGTTTATTTGAAAAAGCAGCATAAGTTGATCTATCAACTTTTGTCATTGGACTATCTGATTGAGTTGTCTGTGTTCTATTAGATCTTAATTGTGCTTCAAGGACATCGGACATTCCATAAATACCATTAGAAGGTGCAGTAGTTGCTGAAGTTCCGTCAGCTGATGATCTAAAAAAATTATAATCTGCTTGGCCTTGAACTAAATCTAAATTTGTATTAGCTATTTCCCAATAGTGAATACCTCTATTACCCCATTCTTGAAATAAGATATTAAGAGATCTTCTTGCTGATCTTAATTGATTACCAGCAACTCCTTGCATTCCAATACGTTCAAATGAATCTTCTATTATTTCATCAATAGAAAGAGTTTTGTCGAACGTTGTAGTTCCCGAAGTGGTATTAGCCATTTAAGATCCTATTCGTAAACTTTTATCCACTCACAAACGACTGTTCCGGTATCTCCTGCCGTACAAGCTGGTAAAGTAAGATTTACATCTCCACTATAACTACT